GAGGTGAAGAAAATGGGATTTTTTAGTGATTTCATAAAGAGCCTGACCGCAAAGACGGCATATCTTGCGGGATACGGCACGCGGTCGGTAAACATCAACCCGGACATTGGGAAAGACGCGACCTGCGAGGCAATTCTGGACACCAATGCAACGCACATCGCCAGAGGGCAGATCGTGCACGTCCTCCGAGACACGGATGGACGCATCAAGCAGATCAAAAGGACGTCGGAATATACCAAATTGTTCGCTCGTCCTAATCCGATGATGACCGCCCAGGAACTCAAATATGCGCTCGCATGGCAGGCACAGGTGACGAACACGGCGTTTGCTTGGATCCGGTGGGACGAGCGGATGCATCCGGTGGAAATCTGGCCGCTTGTCTATCTGCAGTTCGAGGTCAGAAAGTTGGTCGATAAGGCAGGGTATGCGGTCGTGATCCGCACGCCCGAGGGCTCTCTGGTAACTGTGGACATGGAGGACCTCGTCGTGATCCGCCGCAGGTATGACGGCTCGACATACACAGGACGCGCAAACGACGCCCTCGACGGGTCCCTCGAAATGATGCAGAGCATGTATGAAAGCCTCAAACAGGCCATGCTCGTGTCGAACAAAGTACACGGTTTGTTCACCCAGAAGAATGCAATGCTCGCCATAAAGAGCGCGGAGCAGGCGCAGAAGGATTTCGCTAAGCGAGTGAAAGAGGCGGAGGACTCGGGCGGCATCGTAGCGCTTGACGCCACAGAGGAATACAAGCCTCTGCAGGTCAACACCTGGGCGGCGAACGCTGCGCAGATGAAAGAGATCGAGAAACGGATTTATACGTTCTGGAGGACGCCTGAGGAGGTCGTGGCGAACACGGCAGCAGAGCAGACGATGATGAATTATTTTGATTCTATCGTCGAGCCCTTCTGGGAAGAGATGGGCGAAGCATTCACAAAGGCATTATTCACGCGCCGGGAGCAGGATTTTGGCAACGCCATTATGGTGACATCCGGGGCAGCAACGGGCGCGAGTTGGGGCACAAAGCTGAACATCATCAACAGCACGAAGGAGATCGGCCTGCTCACAAAGAATCAGTATCTCGAGCTGCTCGGCTATCCGCCTGTTGATGACGGCGATGTAGCATATGTGTCGCTGAACTACATCAAATCCACTGATATGAGCAAGTACCAGGTCGGCGAAGATCCGGCAGCGGGAGGAGAGGAAAATGGAACAGAAGAAAATTGACGAGATCATGAGAAAGATCGATTCCGGTCGCGAGTATCGCCGGATGATGGAGGTTCGCGTCAAGGAATCCGAAAAAGAAGACGAAGAGAGCTATGCCGTTGAAGGATACGCCTGCACATTCAATCAGCCGTATGAGCTCCTCAACTGGGGCGACTACATCGTGAATGAGCAGATCGACCCGCACGCTTTTGATGAGTGCGATATGTCCGACGTAATCATGCAGTATGACCACATGGGCAGAGTATTCGCCAGGAACAGCAACGGCACGCTGAAGTTGGAGACCGATGACCACGGCCTGCACATCGAGGCGGACCTTGGCGGGACAGAAACAGGCCGTCAGCTTTTCGAGGAGATCAAGGGCGGCTATACAAACAAAATGTCGTTTGGCTTCGTGATCAGCGAGGACAAGCGCGAGGTCACGAACGACCACGACGCGAACGTGACCACAGTTCTGCGGACAATTACAAAGATCCGCAAGCTTTATGACGTTTCGGCGGTGAGTTTGCCGGCGAACGACGGAACAGAAATCAGTGCTCGTAGCTACGCAGACGGAGTGATCGCGGAGCTTGAGGCGGAGCGACTTCAGAGCATTGCGATACAGGAAGCCAGAGCGAAGGCTCTCGCGACCATCAACAAGTACAAAAAGGAGGTTGAATAATGACTGAATTCATGGAACGCCTCAAAGAGATCGAGGCAAGAAGAGCGGAGCTGACCACAGAGGCTCAGTCCGCCGAAGTAACTGAGACCCGCCTCGCTGAGATCACTACCGAGGCTGAGAACCTTAACAGAGAAGAAATGGAGGTACGTGCGAAAATGGCACTGCAGACAAACAACAGCACACCCGTAGCGGCTCCCGAGACTGAGAGCAGAGCAGATGAGTTTATGAGAACCGGCAGAATGGTCATCGAGACCAGACAGCTCCTGTCTACCGGACATATTGCAAAGCCCACACAGGTAGGCGGGATCAATGGCATGGCTGCTTCTGCAGCTGATATCGTTGACGATGTACACGCTTTTGTCTTGAACGGAGTCGGCACATGGAGAGCCGCTTATCAGGCAACCGGAGCGGCTGCTGCAGCTGTGACAGAAGGACAGGCTGTCGGCGGTACTGGCGCAACATTCAACTATGTCGATATCAATCCTGCGGAGTGGGGCATCCTGGACGAGATCAGTAAGCAGGTTAAAAAGCAGTCCCCCCTGGATTACCAGGGCGCCATCGAAGACTCCGCAGTTTCCGCACTGCGTGATTTCGCGTCTGCAAAGATCCTTGCCGCTGTTCAGGCTTCCAGCCTCAAGCAGGCTATCTTCTCCAGAGCACTGGATCAGAATTTCCTGCGCAATACTGTCCTGGGCTTCCGCCCCATCAAGGGCAAGGGCGCTTGTAAGCTTTATATCTCCCAGGCTGATCTGGCCACTCTCGGCGCTGTACGTGGCACCAATGAGAAGAAGGCTCTGTATGAGATCACATTCTCTGATGAATCCAACACCGCAGGCACCATCAAAGAAGGCGGCATGGCTGTTTCCTTCAGGATCCTCGACGGCCTGACTGCCGGAATTCAGCTCTATGGCCAGCCCATGACCATCGATATGCCTATGTGGGGCAACTACGCTGTAGAGACCGATGAAGGCGGCGACTACTTCAAGCGCAACATGATCGGCATCAAGGGCACTCAGACAGCAAACGCTGATCTGGTAGTCCTTCACGGCATGCAGGTCATCAAACAGGCAGCAGCAACCTGATCAAGTAAAGGAGGCCCGGCGTGGTAAGTGAAAATTATCTCTATAAAGTCAGATTCGCCGTGAGGACGGTCTCGAACGACAGCAATGTGCTGCAGGAACTCACGGACATAATCGAAGAATGCCGGGCCCACATGGTAACTGTCGCCGGTGTTAAGAAGGACGTAGCTGAAGACGAGAACAACTATCTCGTCCTCGGCTGCGTCCGTTCTTTTGCACGGGCAAAATTCAGCGAGGACCTGGACGAAAAAGAGAAGAACATGGACGACTACCGTCTGCAGGTCGACGAGCTGAGAAAGGCGGTGACCGATGCGGATTCCTGAGAGCGCGAAGCTGATCACGATCACATTCAAGGACGACGATTTTGGCGTCCCCCAAAAGGTAGAGACGAGCAGGGAGGTCTACGGTTCCTTTGATTCCCTGTCAGCTTCGGAGATCTTCGAGGGCGGCAGGAGTGGACTCAACCCGGAAATCAGATTCCGCATGGTCGAGATCGACTACAACGACGAGACAATCCTCGTGAGGGGAAACAAGCGTTACGGCGTCTATCGAACATATCGACCCGGAAACGGCACGATAGAGCTCTATTGTGAGCGGAAAGGCGGCACGAATTGAGCAAGATAGGCCTTGAGCAGGACTTGCGGGAGCTATTTGAGGGATACTCCGCAGAAGTGGCGGAGGAAGTCGGCAAGGCAATCAAAGAGGTCGCTACGGAATCTGTCAAGAAGTTAAAGCAGGCGTCCCCGCGCAGACCCGGCGGAGGCGAATACGCCGAAGGATGGAAAAAGACAGTAGAATCTGGCGGTCTCATTGTCGAGGCTACGGTTCACGGTGGGCCGAAAACCTACCCGCTTGCCCATCTGCTCGAGAACGGCCACGCCAAGCGCGGAGGAGGCAGAACGGACCCGATCGTTCACATTAAACCCGTCGAAGAGTGGGCCATTGAAGAAGTGCAGAAACGGATAAAGGAGAAGGTGGAAAGGTTATGACTCCCAAAGAACTCAAAGAGATATTGAAGCAGGCAGAAATCCCATGCGCTTATTTCCGCTTCGAAGAGAACACGAAGCAGCAGCCTCCCTTTATCTGCTATTTCTTCGACGGCGGCGAGGATTTCCTCGCAGACAACATTAATTATTTCAAAATCGAGCGCCTGTACATCGAGTTGTACACCGACTCTAAAGATTTTGCGCTCGAGTCGAAACTCGAGAGGATCCTCAATGAGAACGGAATGGTTTTCGGCAAAGAGGAAGACAACATCGACTCTGAGCATATGCATGTAACTGTTTACACAACAACCGTTAATTTGGAGGTATCAAATGCCTGATAAGAACAAAGTCAAATTCGGTCTGAAGAATGCACATTATGCCATTGGCACTATGGCCAACGATGGAAGTGTGACATATGGAACGCCTGTGGCGGTCCCCGGCTCCGTGAGCCTCTCTCTTTCCCCTGAGGGTGAGCTTACGCCTTTTTATGCGGACAATATCATTTACTGGCAGGGCGGCGGCAATTCCGGATATTCTGGAAACTGGGAGCTCGCAGATCTTCCTGATCAGTTCAAAATTGATGTACTTGGATACATCAAAGATGACAACGGCGTCCTCGTCGAGGATGCAGATGCGGAAACAAAGATCTTCGCGTTCCTCTTCCAGATGGAGGGCGACATTCACGCAAGGCGTCACGTTCTGTATAACTGCTCCGCGACTCGTCCCGAGCACACAGCGAACACTATCGCAGAGAGCAAGGAGCCCATCACGGACAGCCTGCCTATCACGGCAAAGCCCGTTTATAATGCGGCACTGGACAAGAACATTACGAAGGCGTCCGTGGAGCAGGGCGAAGCGGCATATGCCACATGGTTCGACGCAGTATATCAGACGGCGAAGGCAGCAGGCGGAAACGGCTAAAAAAGATCGTGGGGACAGCGTTTCCGGAACGTTTCAGCGCAGAAATTCTCCCTGCACTGATTACCCACAAACATTTATAAGGAGAATGAGATGGCAAGAGGATTCGTTGATATTGGCGACAAAAAGGTCGACATGCTTTGCAATGCCGCAAGCCCTGTAATCTATCGTAGGATATACCACAAGGATTTTCTTCTGCAGATGAATGCCGATGGAGACATCGACACGAACGCGCTCGCAGAACTCGGCTATATCATGCACCTGCAGACAAAGATGACATTCAAGGAGATCATCGACACAATCACCGATGAAGACTTTTATGCATGGCTTGAAAACTTCGAGGCCATGGATGTGATGATGGCAGCGGGCGACATCTTCGCCCTGTTCAAGGGACAGGAAAAGACGCTCGTCGCCCCAAAAAAAAAGAACCACCGAAGGACCGGAAACAAACGACCGCGCTCCTCGTTCTGAGAGCACTCGAGGCAGGGATTAAGATCTCTGACCTCGATTTTTTTGAATTAGGGGAACTTTACGACATCATAATCGAGCACGGCAACGACGCAGAGAAATATGACGATTTGGCCACACAGGAATGGATGGATAAATTCTAATGGGTAAGACGATCAAAGGCATCACCATCGAGATTGATGGTAATACAAGTAAATTCCAGAAATCGCTCAGCGACGCCAATAAGGCGGTGCGGGAGACCCAGAAGGAACTCCGCGAAGTCAACAAGGCGCTGAAACTCAACCCGAAGAACGTGGACCTTCTGCGACAGAAGCAGGAACTTCTCAAGAAGCAGGTCGACGAGGTCAGCAAGCGCCTCGACGTTGAGAAAAAGGGACTAGCTGAACTGCAGAAGCAGGACAAGACGCCTGAGGTCACAAAACAGATGGAGCGACTCGAGAGGCAGATCGCGAGCGACGAGGCCGCACTGAAAGACGCCCAGAAGGAACTCAAGAACTTCGGGAGCGTCGGCAAGCAGCAGGCGCAGGCAGTCAATAAGGAGTGGGAAAAGACCGGAAAGAAACTGGAAGAAGTCGGCGGCAAGATCAAGGGCGTCGGCGACGGTCTGACCAAGAACGTCACAGCGCCTATTATGGCGCTCGGAGGCGCGGCCCTCGCGGCCTTCAATGAGGTTGATGCGGGATACGATACGGTCATTCAGAAGACAGGCGCGGCAGGCGATGCGGCGCAGGCGATGTATGACATCGTTGATAACCTGGCAACAACCATTCCGACCGATTTCGCGACTGCCGGCGAGGCAGTGGGCGAAGTCAACACACGTTTCGGGCTCACAGGGGACGCACTGGAAGAACTGAGCGGACAGTTCATCAAATTCGCAGACCTTAACGACACCGATGTAACCAGTGCCGTTGACAGTGTCCAGAAGGCTCTCGAAGCATTCGGCCTAGGAGCAGAGGACGCGTCCGGTTATCTGGATGTGCTGAACAAAGCCGCGCAGGACAGCGGAATCAGCGTCGACACCCTGACACAGCTCGCGGTCGCCAACGCTCCCGCATTCCAGGAAATGGGAATCTCCCTCGACGATGCGACGGCCATGATGGCACAGCTCGAGAAGAGCGGAGTCCCGGTTGAGACCGTCATGGGCGGACTGTCCAAGGCGCTCAAGAATGCAGCCAAAGAGGGTAAACCTCTCGGGCAGGCACTGAGCGACCTGCAGAAGGAAATAAAGGATTCGGAGGACAGCACCGAAGGGCTGAACAAAGCCTATGAGATATTCGGCAAGTCCGGCGACAAGATCTATAAGGCCATACAGGACGGAGCGATAGATTTCGAGAACTTGGGCAGTGTGGCAACAGATGCAGCCGGGAGCGTCTCAGATACATTCGATGAAACGCTCGACCCGATCGACGAGTGGAAACTCACCCTCAACGAATTGAAGCTGACAGGCGCGGAGCTTGGCGCGACGATCGGGCAGGTCCTTCAGCCCATCCTGCAGCAGGTGGCGCAGGTCGTGCAGGACCTGAGAGCGAAGTGGGAGGCACTCTCCCCGGCTCAGCAGGAAATGATTGTTCAGATCGCAGGAATCATCGCAGTGGTCGGGCCGGTAATAGCAATTATAGGCTCGATTGTATCCGGAATCGGTGGATTGATCACATCCATCACGGCGGTAGCGGGCGTTCTGGGCGTGGCGGCGTCAACGGTCGGAATCGTCATCGTGGCGATCACGGCCATCATCGCGGCAATCGTCCTGTTAATTACACATTGGGACCAGGTCAAGGAAGCGGTCCGGGTCGCGTGGGAAAAGATCACGGAATATTGTTCTCAGCTGAAAGAGAACATTACGAAGAAGTTCGAAGAAATAAAGAGCCAGGTCGGACAGAAGATCGATAGCATCAAGACCGACATGGCATCCAAGTGGAATCAGATCAAGGCTGACGCCGTAAACAAAGTGGTCGGCATGAAGAACGACGTGATCAATAAGATCACGGAGATGAAGGACAAGGCCGTTCAGAAAATCGAGGACCTTAAATCCAAATTCAAAGAGAAGTTGGATGCGATCAAGGGCTTTTTCTCGGGGCTGAGTCTGAAGTTCCCAAAGATCGAAATGCCTGCACTGCCTCACTTCAGCCTGACGGGTGAATTCTCACTGAATCCGCCGTCTGTCCCGCACCTTAATATTGACTGGTACGCAAAGGCTATGAATCAACCGTACATGTTCACTCAGCCGACAGTAATGTCGACGCCTTACGGCATGATCGGCGCCGGCGAAGCCGGAAACGAAATGATGTATGGCCACGATAGCCTCATGAGGGACATCGCCACGGCGGTAGCGGCGAACAATGAATCGATGACATCCGGAATGTACACGGCCATGAAGGCGGCACTTAAGACGGCAGACCTCAAGATTATGGTCGGCAGCAGAGAGCTCGGCAGGACGCTCAGAGAGGCGGGTGTTAAATGAGGGTTCCGATTACATATATAGCTTCGTCCGGGAAGAGGTACAACCTCATCTCGAACGGCATTTTACATAAAAAGGCTAATTATCACAAATGGGCGTGGGACGTCGAAGGAACAAAGCTCCAGTATGGCGTAAGAGTCGCGGGATTCTCCAAGGACCCGGGCGAATACGACACGGAGCTTTTGTTTTACGGTTCCGAGAAGGCCCGCAGGACGTTGATTGACGCACTGCATGATGACTTCGAAAAGGATATTCGCGACCTGTCGACGGGGAGGATCATCTGGGGCGACTACTATATCGATTGCTTTGTGCGAGAATCGAGCACGGAGCCGGATGAGAATTTGACATGGACAGGTAACAAGATTGACATATATGCCCCATATCCCTTCTGGATCCAGGAAGTAGACATTCAGCTAACAGCGTCTAGAGAGGGCGGCAGTGGCTTCCTGGACTACAAGTATGATTACAAGTATGACTATGCTGCCCCGGTCATGGGCACGAGAGTCATCAAAAGTTCGTTCCCATTTGAGAGCGAGTTCAAGATGATCATATACGGGCAGGCAGTCAATCCGAGGATAGTGATAAACGGCTATCCTTACGTCCTGTACACGGCCATTCCGGCAGGCTCTTACGTGGTTATTGATTCAAGGGCGCGGACCGTCACAATGTACACGGCGGGAAGGAAAACAAATCTGTTCAATTTCCGAAATAAGACAGATTCGATCTTTAAAAAGATCCCAGGCGGCAACCTCATAATAACGTGGGATTCGTCCTTTGGTGTAGGCCTTACGATCTACCATGAGCGATCCGAACCCAGAATCGAGGTGACGACATGAGTGATGTAGTTCTGGCAAAGCCCAACGGCGAAGAGGTGGGCGTGATGCTCTTCACGTCCTACGATTTCGAAATCGGAGACTTCGAAAACTCTTTTCTCATCACCTGCCTGAGGTCGGAATGGGAAAAGATTGAAGACGGATCGAGGATTTACATTCCGGGAACGGAGTACGGCGGCATCTATCGCCGGACAGAATCGGCGACAAAGCTCGGCACGATCGGCGCGGGAGGATTCACATGGAGGGGAATGCTGCAGAATAAAATCCTCTGCCCGCCAGCCGGCGCCGACTATGCGACCGACACGGGAGAATTGAATCAGATTATCGGGACGAGGGTCTCCGCAGCGTTCCCGGGGCTGTTCGTTGGCTCCTCGGAGTCCACAGGCGTCACGGTAAGCTACCAGTATGCCCGGTATGTCTCCTTGTACGACGGACTAAAGGCCATGCTTAAGAGCGTGGGCTATAAGATGCAGATCTCTTATGATCAGGAACGTTGCGCGGTGGTCATTGGGGCGGTCCCGATTGTGGACTACTCCGACGAGATCGAATACAGTTCCGACATGAATGCAGATTATGAGATGATCAGAGACCTAACGGGCGTCAACCATCTCATCTGTCTGGGGCAGGGCGAACTCAAGAACAGGGTGGTCGTTCATCTGTACGTGGACGGCAACGGGAATATATCTCAGCGGCAGACCTTCTTCGGAGCGGATGAGATCGCAAAGATATACGACTATGCGGGCGCCTCGAGGGCGGACCTCATCCAGTACGGCACAGATCAGCTTTCACAGTATGCCAATGAGACCTCTTTCAAAATCGAGTTAGACAGTGACAAGGACGTCGGCATCGGGGACATCGTAGGAGGCAGGGACTATATTTCCGGAATCAAGATGACCGCGCCGATAACGACAAAGGTCGTCACCTGGAAAGAAGGATTCGAAACGATAGAGTACAAGCTCTCCGATGAGGTGAACATTGAAGAGCTTGAAGAGACCGCCGGCCTTTTGTCGGTGAACATGGAGGGTGAATAATGAACATCATCACAGGATATAGAGGGGAGCCACACATTACAGGTCAGCAGGACAGGGACATCAATATGTCAATATTCGGACCGGGGCTCCACATTATGGACGTCGGTTCGAATCTGGCGGCGACGATCGTCTCCGCGAACGAGATCAATATCGCAGATGGTCTTCTGATGGCAGATGGATGCGCTGCGGAGGTGGCCAGAGGAACGACCGAATCGATGGCGCTTGAGAATGGGGCTCAGGGAATGCAGAGAATCGACCTCATTGTCGCCAGATACACGATGGTAGCAGGAACGGGCGTGGAAGACATGGAACTGGCCGTGATCACAGGAACACCTGCGGCAAGCTCACCAGCTGTGCCGGCGTATACCTCCGGATCCATCGCGGGCGGGGACACACTCGTAGAATTTCCCCTCTATCGTGTCAACATCAACGGTATTACCGTCGAATCCGTGACGCGGATCCCCAGCCTGGTCTCCATGGCCAAGTCGTCCGACGTGTCCACGCTGACAAACAAAGTTAATAACCTTGTGACGCAGATGGGATCCGGTACGCTTGGCACAGCGGCCAAAAATGTGATCGGGGCAATTAATGAGCTGCTGACAAAGGTTAACACCAATGTGAATAACATAAGCTCGGCGGTATCAAGGATTGCAGCGCTTGAAAGCGCACGCGGCGATATACAGGTAAATTTCCATAGTGTGGCGGCAGGTGGGAATTTTTATCGAGCGATTTCTAAGGTATCAACCTTTGTTGTTATCATCCAAACATGGACGAGACAGGCTAATGACCAAGGAATGTATCTTGTGTCAATGGCGGATGCGGGCGGTGTTGTCGTACCTGTTAAGACCGCGTCTAATATGACAGTGAAAATTACTGAGACTGCGTCGAGCGCGACTGGGTTCGTTCTGCACATAAGAAATGGTAGCGGTGCGACCGCAAGAGTGACCGTAATCAAGACCACTGGCACACGCTTATCGTAAAGGAAGGTGATGGAATATGGCACTGCAAAACATTGAAGCTAATATTACGCTCGACCTTTATAACCACGACACGACACACACAACAATCAAAGCGATCCAGCTTGACAGTGAAACGCGATATGTTGCCGCCAGGCTTCAGAACATGGGCACACCGTACGATGTGGATTCTGGGGCTACGGTTCAGCTTACCGTGATACGTCCGGACAAGGTTGGCGTGCAGATCTCCGGCACAACATTTACATATGGCGATGAGGGTGCACAGTTCCTCGGCCCTTATGCCGAGTTGACGCTGGTAGCACTCGCCGTCTCCGGCAAGCTGCTCGGTCAGTTCAAGATCACTTCAGGGACACAGATCCTGAGGACCGAGATCTTTATGATCAGCGCGGGCGTGGCCTTGGACGCATCCACGGACGAATGGGCGGGCGAGTATGACGGCTACAATCTGGACGAGCTGGTGGAAAAGGTCGACGCAGCGGTCGAAAAAGTCGACGGCATGGAGGCTGATGTAACTGAGTTAAAGAGCGGTTTAA